TGCCGCGGCACATCGCAAAGAAGCACCTCGGCAAGGCGATGCGTGACGCGCTCCGCCCTGGGGTCTCGGCACTTCGGGCCGCCACGCCGGTCGGCATGGTGATGAAGGCGAACAAGAAGGGCGTGGTCAAGCTCCGCCGCAACGGCGCTCTCCGGCGTGCCGCCACGGCAAAATCGCGGTACATCGGCAACAACCGCGACGGAATCGCCGTCGGCACCCTTGGCTACAAGTACGGCGATGAGTCGAGGAAGGCGATCTGGATTGAAGAGGGCACGAAGCGAATGGCAAAGCGGCCGATCGTCCAGGCCGTCATGCGTAGCTTCAAGCCGCAGGCGGCCGCAAACCTCATGAAGACGATGGCCGTGCAGCTTGAGAAGGCCGCCACCGAGTTGAACAGCGGCAAGGCCGTCGGCTCGGACTACCGTCGCAAGCGGTGATTTCACAGGCAGCCGCCCAGTCCCGCAGAACGGAAGCATCCCCGGAGGCTCCCATGACGCTCGTGATTTTCACTAAGCCCCACGGCCCGTACCGGCCCGGCGACTCGATCTATGCCGATGCCGAGGTGCTCGCCGAGCTGCGGAAGGCCGGCGTGATCGAGGCCGATGAGCCGCCCGCGAAAGCCGGTGGCAAGTGAGCAGCCCGGAAGCGTGGCTCAAGGCGGCAATCGAGACGGCCGGCAGTTGCACGGCCTGGCCGCTGGTGCCGGCGGAAGGCACCGCGCCGCCGTTCGTGGTCTACGCCCGCGACTCCACCGCCAGGGAGATCCAGACCAGCGGGCTGACGGGATTCTGCGACGGCGACTTCACGGTCGACGTGTACGCCGACGGCTACACGCTCGTGCGGGCGGCGGCCGATGCGATCCGCGCGGCTATCCACAATTTCACAGGGTCGGGGTCGGGTGCGACTATCGACCATGTTCACGTGACTGATGAGAAGGACGGCACGCCCGTCTTCCTCGAGGGGCGGGACATTCCGACGTTCGTCGTCGAGATGAATATCTCTATTCGTTGGCAGGAGTAAATCATGCCCGCAGTTCCGGCGACGATCGACACGATGCAGGGGCTGACGTTCACGTTCAACGCGATCGAGTTTCGCGCCACGAAGATCGACCGGAAAGAGTCTCGCCCGCTCGTCAAGGTGTCGGACTGCTCCCAAGCACTCGACTCCCTGCACGTGTATCAGGCGGAGCCTCTCAAGGAAGGCGACGAGATCACCATCGAGTACTTCGGCAAGAATCCGCCGACCAAGGGCACGAAGTACGCCATCTCCTGCTCCGGCCTGGGGATCACCGGCAACGCCTTCTGCACCGATGTCAACGAGGGTGGGTCGGTCGGCGAGTACGTCAAAGGCACGGCCAGCTTCAAGATCTCCGGCTGATAGGGGGACGGTCCATGACCGCAATCCCATCGGCCCAAAACGTCTCCGTGTCGTTCGGCGGGGTCGCGCTCGGTGGCCTGATCGGATTCGACGAGGGCTATGCCGCCGCGTCTCCGACCGACACGACCGGGGCCACAGCCACGATCGTCGGCAGCGGCGGGAACACGCGGGTGATCCGCCAAGTCGAGATCACCATGATCGAGCCGGGCTCGATCGCGTTTCGCTGCTGGGGGAATCCTCCCTTCGCCCGCTCCGACATCGGCCTCTCGGCCACGCTGTCGTTCACCATCGCCGGCAATACGACGAGCTGGCCCGCCCAACTGGCGAGCGTTCAGCGTGTCGGCTCTGCCGGTGAACTCATCCAAGGCTCCTACCAGTTCCAGTTCATGGGGTAACCATGCTCACGCGAGACGATCTCCTCGGCCACGAGGCAAACAAGACGGCCCCTCCGACGCGGCTCCATGTCGCAGCGTGGGGCGGGGAAGTGTTCCTGCTCGATCCGACGGCGGCGACCTATGACGACTGGTCGATCTTCTGTGAGGAGAACGCCGGCAAGCCGGCCCCGTGGCGGGCCAAGCTGGCCTCGCTCCTGCTCTGCGACGAGTCAGGGAAGCGGCTCTTCACTGCGGACGACGTGCCGGCCCTGAACGCCTGGAGGCCCGACGGGCTCGTCGAGGTGTGGAAGGTCGGGCTGAAGCTCCTCCGGATGGACGACAAGGAGATCGAAGCCCAGGCGGAAAAATCCGCGGCCAGCCCCTGACGCTGTTCCTCGGGCGGCTGGCGTTGGCGTGTGGCGAGTGGGATGTCGAAACGCTGTCGCAGCGGATAACGCTCCGGCAGTTGAAGTGGTGGATGGGGTACTGGCGCGTCGAGCCCTTCGGGGACGACTGGGCACGGTCGGGCAAGTTGGCCGCGGTGACGGCGGCGGCTCAGGGGGCCAAGGTCGAGCCGGACTTTGAAGAGCGGTTCCTCCCGAGCTATCGGGCACCCGTCCAGACCACAGAACAGATGATCGCGGTCCTGCGGCAGATTCCGGTCTTCGCAAAGCAGATGGACGAAAAGGGAGTCTGACATGGCAGCCACGATCGGAAAGGTGGCCGCGGTCTTCAGCGCGTCGACAGGCGGGCTGACGGCTGGCGTGCGAACGGCCAGCGCGTCTTTCAAGTCGCTCGAGCGGGACGTGTCGGGGCTCCGCTCAGGCATGCGGATGCTCAACGCGATCTCCGGGGCGCAGCTCTTCGGATCCGTCGCCTCGACGGCGATGGGCTACGCCCGGTCGCTGATCGGCGTCGGTCAGGGGCAGGCCGAAGTGATCGACAGCACGAGCAAGATGGCCGCCCGGCTCGGCATGACCTATTCAGAACTCGCCGGCCTGGCCCACGCCGGGGATCTGGCCGGCGTCAGCATGGACACCATCGGCAAAGCCGCGACAAAGGCCGACATCGCCTTCGTGAAAGCCGCTCAGGGTTCTAGCACAGCGCAGGCCGGCTTTGCGGCCATCGGACTCTCGCTGGCCGATCTCCAGGGCAAGTCGTCCGCGGATCGATTCTCAGCGATCACCGACGCGATCGCAGGGCTGCCGACGGAGGCGGAACGGGCAGCCGCCGCGGTGAAGCTGTTCGGCAAGGCGGGCTCCGAGCTGCTGCCGCTGTTCTCCGGCGGGGCCGGATCGCTGAAGGAGGCAACCGAGGAGGCCCAGCGGTTCGGCATGGCCCTGACGAACGCCCAGGGCCGCGACGTGGAAGAGATGAACGACTCGTTCAGCAAGGTCCACGCCGCCATCGGCGGGATCGTCAAACAAGTCACCGCCTACCTCGCCCCGTCGATAACCGCGATCGCCACCACGTTCACTGACTTCGTCGGCTCGATGGGAGGAGGCAACATCGGCCAGGCCATCGGCGAGGGCATCATCGAGGCCGCCCGCTACATGGCCGGCGTGGGCGACTTTCTCATCTCCGGGCTCACGGGTGTCTGGGAGTTCGTCGGCAGCATCGGAGAGATCTGGGGCAACGTCGCAGACATGATCAGCCGATCGGCCTCCTACATGGCCGGGGTTGGTCGAGCCTGGACGGCGATGTTTCAGACCGTCCTCACCGGGGCGGTGGGGATCGTCGGCTTGTTCTCCAGCGCCGCCAAGGAGCTCTCCGAGAGGATCGCCGTCAGCGCCCGCGGAAACTTCGCCGCGGCTGGCGAGAACTTCTCCAACGCCTTCGGCATGAGTGGCGGCGGGGCCGGCGGGGCTGGCCCGCTGACGGCGGCCCTCGACGCGGCTCTGGCGAAGTCGAGGCTGTCGGCCGGGCAGATGGACGTTGCCAACAAGACGACCATCGCAGGGGCCGGCGGTGGCGGTGTGGCCGCCGGTGTTGCCGCCGGCGTCGCTGCCGCCAATCAAGAGCTGCGGGCCGTCGACTCCCGCTCCAAGGAAGGCATAGCGGAAATGTTCCGCTTGATGCGTGGCGAGACGGAAGACGCGGCAGAGCGGACGGCTCGGGCCACCGAGAGAATCGCTGACAACACCGAGGACATGGGTGTGGATATCGAGGAGCTGTCCTTCGCGGGATAAATCATGGCCGTCATCGCAACCAAGTACCTACCCAACAAAGCCTCCGGTGACGGGGAGTTTCGGCAGTCCCACAACCTGTCGGAAACGTGGCTGGTGCGTGTCGATGCACCGCCACCGACGACCAGCGTGGCCGCGATCCTCACGGCTCCTGGCGTGGCCTACGGAACGGCACATCCGTCGTTTGCCGCCTGTAAGGCGATGCGGTGGAGTTACTCCGCGGCCGACGGCTCCGGGCTTCTGTGGGCGGTCACGGTTCAATATTACGTTCCGACCGTCGAAGTAGACCCGATGACCGGCCTGCCGATGGACGCATGGCAAGCCCGAGGCACCACGCAAACGCTGCCGTTCTATCAGGACCGCAATGGCAACATCCTTGCCAACTCCGCAGGCGATCCGCTCGAGGGGATGGAGCGCGAGATCTGCTACATGGGGTGGACGCTGACCCGTTCCTATACGTCGATAAACACGGCGTTCGCGCAGATCAAAGGATCGTCGAACAAGACTAACAACGATCTCTGGCCGAGCCTTGGTTCAAGTGCGGTCGACACTTGGAAATGCACGTTCGGTAATCTTCAAAAGAGGATCATCGTTACCCAGAGCGGAGCAACGCAAACGGCCACCGCCTACTGGGAGGCCACCTTCGAGATTGACTATAAGGAAGATACTTGGCATGTGAAGCCCTGGGATATGGGGTTCAACGAGCGGGTTGATGCCACCGGAATGCCGACAAGCACCGGAACAAACAGGCGGGCCATCCTTGGGAGGGAAGGACGGCCGGTGAAACAGGCTGTCGCTCTGGCCAGCGGTGTCGCCCTCCCGCCGGGGACTCCACCCGTGGCGCTCGACTTCGACCCCTACGGAAAAATCTCCTTCACCGCCGCCTTCGGAACCCCATCATGACAAGGCGAATTGTCGGGGCATCCCGCGAAACGTGGGGGCGGATCAGTCGAGCCGTCCGCGGGGTCGAGAACGGCGGCCGAGGTGGCACCTCGCAACCTGCCGACTACGGATCCGGCGACGATGCCGACTCGGTCCTTTGCAAGACAACCGCCGCCTGGGCGAAGGGATCGAGCGCCACGCTCCAGATCTGGGCCGGTGAGCCGGGCAGCGAGACAAACACTGGTGTCACGCTCACGGCATACAACCGCGTTGCGGCTTTCAAGTCTGGCGATTTCGTAACCGTCCAATTGAACCGCCACGGCTTTTACTACGTCGTCGGCGCTGGCGGAGGCTCGGTGAAGCTCTCACGGACAACGTCGGTGTGGGAGAAAGGCACGACGACTTCACTGGTGGTCTACGGCGGGACGCCGGGATCAGAGGCAGCGACCGGCCAGACCTTCAACGCCTTCAACAACTTCGGCCGGGTTCTCTCCAGTAAGTGGGTGATGATCGGAGAGAACGCCGAAGGACAACACTACCTCATCGCCCCCGAGTCCGATCAGGTTGAGTTGGTCTACACCGCCGAGATCGTGTCGACGACAGCCTCGGGAGTCACGACATCGAAGCTCGTCTTCCGCCGGAAAAAGGTCTGGGTCCACTCCATCGAGGAAGGGACGCCGGTCGAAATTGGAATGACCGAGTGCGTCACCCCGTACAGCAACAACCAAGGCGGCTACTAAGTTGGCAGGGCTCATGACCTATAACGGCCTACTGCTCCTCAAGGGTGGCGGGCTGGCCGCTAACAAAGCCTGCTGCTGCACTGGCGTGATCTGCTACTGCTTTCGGCAGTACGCAAACTACGGTCAGATAACCGTTTCTCGGTTCGTGCGGTGCTACCGCCAGTCGTATTTCAATCCTGTCCTGAATGTTATCGTCTTTCCCGACGGAGTCCCCGGCGGATGGGGTGATTCGCCTTGCCAACCAAACTCGGCCGGCTGGTTCTTTAACGTGGCCAACAACGCTTTCAGCAATCCCCCATGGGCGGAGGGATCCCAGCCTCCTGGGTTCCCGTCAGCGACAGGATGTGGAGGCGCAAACGGTGCGGGGTGGAACATCACTCCCATCGACAACGCCACCCAGGCCGCCGCCTGTACCCCGGTCGGGAGCCCACCGTAATGCTCGTCTCCCTCGATGCTGTCAAAGCCGTCGCGCACATGCGGCCCGCGGGGTACGTCGAAGCGATCCTCGGCGGTGGTGTTCTCCGCATCGAGCCCGATGTCGGAGAGGTTGTCGACATCCCCGACGCGGCCTACTGGGATCTGGTCCGTACCTACTCCCCGGGTGAGTTCAGCGGCCGACTTGCCCTCCATGCCTGCGGCCCCGGCTGCCAACTCAAACGCTCCCTGGCGTGGTGGGGAATCAAGGACGACGGCTCCTGTGGCTGCTCCGACTATGCCGCGATGCTCGACGCCTGGGGGCCGGACGAATGCTGGCGGCGGCTCGAGGACATCGTCGAGCACCTGCGGGAGGCCGCTGGGAAAAAGGGGCTTCCGTTCATCGCCACCGCGGCCCGGATCCTGGTAGCCCGAGCCATCGAGGCCGCACGCAAGGAGACCGCCCATGCCACGCAAGCCGCAGCGGAAGCACACGTGGCCCGGCCTGGATCCGGGTGAGGGCAGCCCGTTCGACGACGAGACCGAACACGACGGTGAACTGATGGACGTGGAACGCAAGGAGGCCCGCGATGACACAGGCAAAAAGCGTCCTGCAAAGGGACGCGATCACGCCGATCGTCCTCCGGATCGTCGAGGCTCATCCTGACGCCCCGGCCCGTACGCTCGCCCGGCGGGTG